GGATTAACTAAAGGGTGAATATCATAAAAGATACCTCCCGTATAAGCATATAAAATTCTGTTAGTGCCAATAATTGAATAATTAATAGAAGCATTACTAACCATATGATGTTGTGCTCTTGCAGTACCGGTTAGTTTGCTTGTCCCTAATTGAGACCAGCCTCCTATCTTCTCTGGAGTACCATATCTAAAACGTACGTTCTCCCCACCCGTCCATCTATTTTCAGCGCCGGTAGAAGTAACTTGTTTATTGAATCCTGGTACGAAACCTATTTTTTGTAGCATATAAAATCCTTATAAAGAAGGCAGTAGGTATGGTGGATTACTGCCTTCATTATAGGGATATATCATCGTTTAAACCAAGATGGAAGACCTAAATGTGGACGCTTGTCAAACATATTATTTTTAGACCCTGGAGTTTTTCTATTATTATAATGAAGAAATACTTGAGCACAGTCCTTACCTTTAAATTTTTCTCGCCAATGTTCTAATTCACAACCACTGTAGACTAACATGTCCCCTGGTTTTAAATCTACTTTAATACCTTTTTTACCTTCTTCTCCGGACGGCTCTAAATAAATAGCCCAATTATCTCCCCCTAAATTCATAGTGGTAGAAATCTCACAGCTAAATCTATCTTTGTGTCTTTTTAACTCGTCCCCTTTTTTATAAATTCTTGCATAGGTGTAAGCTGGGTGTAGTTTTAATCCTGTAGTCTTTTCCATAATAGGTTGACACTTTAACATTAAAGTTTCCATTGCTATATCAGAATAGTTTGAATAGGTGTGTGGGATTTGATTGTCATCTCCTTCGTACTCACCTAGTAATGTTTCATACGGAGATATAAACCTTGCATTAAGACAGGTATCTAATACCTGTCTCTTCATATGAAAATAGTTGTACAAAAACAAAGCTAAATTTTTATCAATTGCTTGTTTTATAATTACGTATTTATTTTTTTTAAACGACATCTTTAACCATCTCTTTCGGTACTGCTTGGATATTCCAATGTATAAATCTAAAAGGCTCAATACCAAAGTCCATTGAAAACTCATGCTCTAAATAACCTGGAAATATAATTAAGGTTCCCGGTTGAGGTCTAAAGTGAATTAGTTCATTACCATTAAGAATTTTTTTTAAGTTAGTTTTCATTTTTAATTTAGTAGATCTGGCACCGGTTCTTGGTTCATGAAATATTGGCATAGATGTTTTTTCACTTGCTTTTAAAAAATAAAATCCTGATACATGTTGGTTCCAATGAACATGAGCTGAATGATGTCCACCCCCTTTTTTAGCAAACTCTTGTACCCACATTTCACTAAAGATAGTAATGTATTGTGACATATCATAACCTTGATAATCTAAATAGTCCCAAGACTTTTGCCCAATGTATTCTCTAAAATCTTTAAAATCATTGTCAACTGTAAGTGGTGTTGAGTGGTAACTTTTCCCAAAGTCCCCAAATTTTTTTATATGTGCTTTAGCTTCTGGAAAATTTTTAGCAGCTTTAATATATTTGTTAGAAGCTTTAGTTAAAGACTTTAAAAACTCTGGTTTTTGTTCTGACCAAATTGTAGTATTAAAATAATTATTTATATCCATATTATTTAAACGGGTATCCAAGATTCCACATTACCAATGAATATCTCGTTCCTTTCGTTACTGGTTTAACTCTATGCCATACAAATGATGGGAATACAATGATAGAGCCTTTAGGTGATATTTCTTTTGCTTGTTTTAAATGTTTAGTTTCTTCTCTCATATGAGGATCATAATTTCTAAAATCAAATTCTAGTTCTCCTCCTTCATATTCTGACCCATCGGTTAATTGACAAGTCATAGATAGTTTTCTAATTTTACCATGCTCTGGACCTTCTCTGTCATAAGGTTTATCCCAAGAATCACAATGCCAATCATAATATTGATTGAGTTTGTATTTTGTAAATTGACAAGATTCAGATCTGTCCCATTCAAAATTCCAACCTGCAGATTTATTAGCTTTGTGAATATAAGGATGTAGTTCTTTATAAATCCAAGTATCATTTAACCAAACTACATCAGAGTTTCTTTTTCTTTTCATGTCTTTAACTTGATCTTTAGTTAATTCTTTATTACCATAACCCCCTGTTCTTGCCATAGTTTCTGCTTGTGTTAATCCATATTTTATAATGTCATCACAGATTTTTGAAGGTATAGCTGATTTAAAATACCAGTAATAATTACATATATTCATAGGTTATAGTTTGTACAAAATTTAAACTATCTTTCTGATTATTAGTTATATAATACATATTAGTAGAGGGAAACATAATAAACATATTGTTTTTAAGTTCTATATCCCAACTTCTTCCCTTACGTCTATTATCATCATAATGTATTCGAACCATACAGTCTTTAACTTTAACACCATAAAGCATTGTAAAGTCTGAAGAGTTACGTAGATCCACCGGATCAATATTTAATAAAGGAATTGTTGTCTCATTGGGTTTATAGATATTTCCCCAAGTTAATTTGTTAATTAAATTAATACCATGTTCAAGACCAATAAAGTCTGTAATATAAGTATTTAACTTATCGTAAGTTCTAGAAAATTGTAGTTCTTTATTACTTAAACTAGACTGTAAAATATGATGAGATAGTTCAGTTGTATCAATTTCCCAATGCTTTGGCATATTGACATCACCATAATACAACGCTTGTTCACTTAATATTTTCTTCTGCATACCACCACCATTTTTAATTTATGCTAAAGCGTCTGTCAAGTCCCAAGTTGTATTAGTTTCATTCCAACAGTAACTCCATACGTGAGTTGCTGCTTCGTTTTGTAAAATTTGTTCAGATGTTAATTCTGGAGCGTCACCAATTGGTGATTGCCATCTAGCTTCTAAAATATTTTTTATCCAAGAAACATAAGGTTTTTTAAGCCAAAAAATTTGATTGTCTTCATCCCAAGTACAACCTATAGTTGCATAGTTTCCTCTAAAAGGAATGCTATCAAGTCGGTGAACGTTATTGTGGGTATTGTAAGAAGTTTGAATCCACATCTGTGCTGGCCAGTTGCAGTGAGTTTCTAAATAAACTTGTCCCACTGTTTCATCCTCAATGCCATCAGCATTAAGTGTGTCTGAATTGTTTACAACATGAATTGAAAGTACTTCATTTGTTTCTGATATTTTTGCAAAATGTGCCATAATTATATTCTATCTAAATTTGTATCTTATTACTACTATACCTGAACCGCCTCCTCCAGTACTAGAAGCACCACCACCAGTATTTGCTACTCCAACACCGTTACCACCACCACCTACTCCGCCAGCACCACCACCGCCACCAGCAAAATATTTTAAACCTCCATCTGGTCCTGGTGTTCCTGAAGCGGGTGCAATTGCTGTTCCTGCTCCTGCACCACCTGTTTGTGGACCTGGTGCATTTCCTCCTTTAACTGTTGCTCCACCACCGCCTGTACCACCAAAAGTATTAGTCCCTCCGGGAAATCCTTGTGCAGGAGTTGTACTAGGTGAGTTTCCTGCTCCAGCACATGTCCCCACTGGTCCTAGTGTTCCACCAGCACCACCACCAGAGCCTCCTGGACCACCAGCTCCACCTGCTGGATTACCATTATTTCCACCACCACCACCACCACCTGTAGATGTAAATCCTAATGCGCTTGAATTACTACCGTTAGGAGCAACGTTTGGAGTACCTGTAGGTCCTGCTCCACCACCGCCACCTACTACTATTGGATAACCTGTAGCTGAAACTGTAACTCTATTGGCTGGTGTTCCATAACCATCTAAAGGACTAGCTGTGTAAGTTGTTACTGGACTTTTTGTTTCTCTAAATCCTCCAGCACCTCCACCGCCTCCATAAAAATATCCAGATGATGCTCCACCGGCTATTACCATATATGAAATTTCATTGTTTCCTGAACAACATGCTACAGCACTAACACAAAAAGTTCCATTTCCTGTAAATGTATGAATTTTGCAATCACCTGAAGTTGTAATAGTTCCGCCTGTTGCTACTATACCATCAAAAGGAGTGCCTCCAGCACCAAATCCTAAGACTTGATAACCAAAAGATTTACCTCTCCTTGATTTTATATTTTTTGTGTTCTTACTTGATGTGAGTTTATTTTTTAAATCTCTCATGATTATGCGTCATTAGCTGCATCAGTTGTAAAGAATATTTTGATACCTAGAACTCTTGCATCTCCAGTAAAAGTATCT